CCGCGCTTCCGTACTCGGACAGGGCTTGTGTCAGATCATTCGATTCTGCCATTTACATCACCAGTTCTTGCAAGACCAGTATCCCGCTGAGAATACGTCTTTTTTCTTTTCTACTGCATCACAGTTGTGTCTGGCACGAAAGCTGCGCCGACGATCAGGGCTGTCACGCTTGATTTCCATATTCGGATCACCGTAACGCACGATCTTCACCTGATCGCCCTTTTTAGCAAGAACAGCAAACTTTTTGTTCTCGCCGGGCGTTCTTTTTTGTTGGTTGTAGCCGGGAAAAGACTCACCTCGGTAGATGAGTCTGCCCGTCTTGGTTCGCTTTACGTCACTGATATCAGCCATAAGACTTTATCAATTCCAACACAATCATATAGGTGTCACCGCTGGAATGACCAACAGTGGTGAAGTCAAGATCACCCGTGATGCCAGAACCTGCGTTATTGGGAATGCCACTGAAGTCACTGTAGTCGTGATATCCGTTGCTGTCTTCACTCAGACCGATAGCCAGCACATTGCTGGTCGCGTCGAACTCGATCTTGACCGACATCCCAGTGCACTGCCACCAAATCTTGTTGATTGTCACGCGGTTGCATGACAACCCAGCCGAGTTGCTGGTCAGTGCTGAAACGTCTACTTTTTTGACTGCCGATTCACCGGTGCCATCACTGGCGTTGGTGAACTTCAAGACGGCTTTTCGTTCACCGTCTTGAATGGTTTGCGATGTTACCGCATCAGCCATGATTCACCTCCGTTTAGAGTTCAGTGGTGGCTGTGCGCTCTTTCATCGCAGAGATGTAATCCACGGTCAAAACCTTCGCTGCTGCGGCACCATTTTGAATACCGAAGCTCACGGTCAGTTCTTCGTCGTCTGGCGCATTTGTGCTCACAACGGTGCCGACTTCGGCATTGTTTTGGTAGACGTGAAAGAGCTGGTCTTTGGGGTCGAACACAAAGCCAACGGTCATGAAGGTATCATCAGCCATTACGGTTGGCATGTTTAGAGTGCTCTGCGTTCCATCTTTCTCAACGATAAATTGCAGAGTGGTTGAGCCGTCGGTCAGCAGGAAGAAAATGCCGTCTGTCACATCAAGTGGTGACGTGTCGGTGAGCTGCAAGCCCATGACTACGTCAGAAGCGTCTGCGTCGCTTGTCTTCATGCGAGCCGCGAAAGCTAGTTGCTTGGTTGACTCGAACTTGAAGCCCTCTTTGACGAGCTGTAGGAAATCGTTGTCGTTGTCGGCGTCATCGTTGGTGATGACCAGCAAGCCGCCGTCACCATCACCTAGCGCCTCGGACGCATTGCCCGAACCGCCTTCGGTCGTGGTGATCGTCCAGTCTGACGCCAGATAGGTGTCAAAGTCGTTAAAGTAAGTGTGGTATTTCTGAGGGGCAGGCATCTTCAGTTTGCCTGATGTGCCAGCAGCCCCGACGTTGGTTACGCCTGAAGTAAAATGAGTCGTCATGAAAGTTCTCCTGTATGAACCAGTGATCGGTTCATCCGACCACCATCTGACTCGCTCAGTTTATGGCAACACTGGGCACAAAAAAAGGGGGCATCTGCCCCCTTTCTTTTGCTTGATATCTACGCGCCCTGTGAGCCGTAGATGCCGCGCCAGTCACTAAAGCCGAAGCTGTAACGCTCACGGGCTTTGTAGCGGATGTTGCCTGTCGTGAAGTCAGGCTCCATGCTCGTTTCCATCGCAGTACGCTGGAACATCTTCAAGCCTTCGCCTGCGTCAGTGACGCTGGTTAGCAAGAAGAACGCATCAGGGTCAGCCAAGTAATGGTTGACCGTGTAGCCGCCCGGTAACACGCCAGTGTTACGGATCGCATTGATGTCGTTGTCAGCAGTGCCTGAACGCAGTGTTGAGTTCAGGATGCGATCTGCAACAAAAACCAACTGAGGCGGTACAACCAGCTTGGTTGCCTGCACGGAGATGGTCAGACCCTTGTCGTCAGTGAACGTGCTGATGTCGATCAGCGCATCTTCCAACGAGGTCTCGTTGAGGTCAGCCATTGACGTGGCACGGTTTGCAGCAGTGCCGCCACCCGCTAGCGGGTGAGCCGTGTTTATCAATGATACGCCGTCACCACCAGTGAAGCTGGATGAGAACGCATTGTTCAATACGTCTGCACCTTTCACCTCTTTGGTGTTAGCCATAGATCGGGCCAAAGCCTTCACATATCGCTTGCCTAACGAATCGTATAAGTTGTCTTCAACCGCTTCATCGGTCAAAGCAAACGCCAACGCTACGGTGTCGTGCGTGTAGCGAGCGGTGAATGACTCTGTAGCGTTGTCAAACGCCACGCCTTGGCCTTCAGTCTTCGTTGGCGCTCCACCGAATCCGGTTATGAGGACTTCCTCTTCGAAGGCTCTCTGACTGTCCTCGATAGCGAATATTTCTTCGAATTCGCGGTTATAGGAGTCGTAAGACATGCCAAAAAGCGCATTCAAACCGGGCGAAAGCTCTTTAGCGAGCTGTGCTCTAGAAATAGCCATTGTTCAGCTCCTTATGCTAAGCCAGCGCCTTTGACGCCGAAGATTGAGTTTTGAATGACCACAAGCACGTTAGTGTTAGCCGAGGCAACGTCGTCGTTGTTCGGGTCTTGTGAGATGTCAATCGCCTTGATCGGGAGTGTCGTATTAGTCGCTCCCGTGGTCACGTCTAGCTCAGCACCAGAGATGCCGGTTAGAGTGCTGCCACTGCTGGTGTACACAATATCAAAGTTGCCAAACAGGTCAGCAACAGGAAACGTGTCATCAGCTTGTACTTCATAAACCACATTAGGATCGTCAACGATGAATGCGATTATGTCTGAAGCGTTAGTGCTTGCGGGGTAAAAGTTTTGAAAAACTTGCTCGCCCGATGTTGGGTCAGTGAACTGACAACCGTTAAAAACACCTACTACTGGCACTGTCCCGCCATCTGCGTGAACCTCGACCGTACCACCAGTCACCTGCGCGACCATGTCACCTTGGAAAATGCTGGTTCCGTAGTTCGCAGCGATACGATATCGACTTGTGCCACCAGTGTAAGGTGCGCCGCCAATCATCCTGACCGGCTTCATTCCAAATGCAGCGTCTTTATTCGCCATTTGAGATTACCTCTACCTTCGTCCAAAAGTTACGTTGCTGTCTCGCTGGGGATCGTATTTAACATAACGACTGTCACCACGGGTTTCGTTGAACATTGTGTTGTCCAGCGCATCCGTGGCTTCTTGAGACTTTCCTGCGTAATACGCACGACGCTCTTCAACCGTTTCGTTAGGGATCTTTGCGAGCAGCAACCCTTCGTTGTAAACCACGCCTTCATGTCGCCCACTGTCCATTGTCGGTAAAGATCGCCACTCTGGTGGTAGCTCGGTTCCTCTGACGAGTTCCCAGCCCTCGCGCAAACGCCTTGATACGTTGGCGCGATCCTCTTGACCTAACATAGATTCCCGAATCCACCGATAGGTGTAACCCTCTGGTGGCGTGGGAGTTTCCAATGAGCGAACTGGTCGCCATGGTTTTCTGCGAGTCTGATTATCGTGTGACTGCGAATCACGGGATGAACGTGCGCTTGCTTTTGTCTCTGCCATTTTAGCTTGCCTCTCGTTGTGCAATTTTTTGCTTCTCTTTGGCTACTCGCTCCAACCATGCCTGTTCTGACATATTGTGCGGCTTCAAGCCTCGTAGACGCTCTAGTTCTGACTTAGAAAAGCTCACGCTATTCTTTTTGCCTTGTGTTTTTGACCGGCCACCCGTGGGGGCTGATGCGACTCTTTGCACAGCGGGTCGCGATTCACTTTCAACGGTCTGAGATCCACTTTGTGCGGATTTGGTGTGAGGATAAACCGTGCCTACACGGCTGTCCAACTCTTCGTAATACTCATCTGAGCCTACGTCGAAGCCCTCGTTGGCCAGATTGTAATGGACATAATAGGCGTACTGAGTCGCCTTCATATCGTCCTCATCGTCTTTGTTTGCATACCAAGGGTTACGCTCATGCCAAGCCAGTGCGTCCTCGGTCGGCTGCACCTCTTGTTCCTCAACTTGCTGCTCTGGCTGTTGATAGACCGGCTGCTCGTTACCTTGAGACACATAGGTCTCTTGCTCTTGTGTCGCCGTTTGTTGTCTGGCCTTGGCAACGCGCAACTTCTCTTTCTGAATCGAGATGTCGCTTTGTAGCTTTGCAGCTTTTGTGATGAGGTCTGCATCACCGCTCTCGACCGCCTTTCGATACACGTCATCGATCTGCGCTTCTTTGCTGACGAGCGCCTCTTCTTCTTTGACGAGAACTTGATTCGATTGTTGTTGGGAGTATTGACGGTACTGCTGTAGCTCTGCTTCTTTTTGCAGGGCAATCTGCTCAAGCTGCTGCGCTCTTTGCTCGGCCTCTCTTGCCTTGGCGTTCAGCTTGTTGATCCTCTTTGAAACCGACTTGGTGTAGGTCTCTAACTCGTCGTCACCACCCGACTGTGCTTGCGGCTCTACCGGGTCTTCTGTGACCTGTATTTCGAGCTGCTCTTCCAACACCTCTTGCTGTTGTTCTGCGCTTTGGTTTTCCATCATGTAAAGCTCACTATGTCATCAGGATTCAATATCGTGCCTATCACCTCGTCATCGTTGATGATCCGCACCTCACCACCGTCTTCTAACTTGAACCGCGCACCTGCATATCTGCCAATCAGCACCCACTGATTTTCGTGACACCAAGGCGTTTCGCCAAACTTTTCGGTGTCGCCGTAGCACAGCGGCCCCATTTTGACGACGTAAGCGACGACCGTCGCCAGCGCCTCTCGGTCAACGGTTTCTTTCAATAAGTGAATACCCCCATCACTCTGCGCTTTGCCTTTGTAGGGCAAAACCAACATGCGCCAACCGCTAGGGTCAGGCATTCTTTCGAGCGCGGATTTGTCGAGCAGCGTCGGGTCAAGTACAACCTCGCCGCTTGGAACGTAAGCGGCTTCTGTCGTCGGTGTCGTCAATTTATATTTCCTTGTAGAAGTCTCGAATCGTGTCTTCCACCAAGTTTATAATAGTAAGCTCGCCCTGCATACTTTTGTAGTGCTCTATATCTTTGAGCATACCGTCCATCAATACTTCACTGATCAACTCACGACGCTCCTGCAAGATGCGTTTCAGCCGCGAGCCGAGGTCAATGTCATCCATTAGTCGCGCTCATGAAAATCATAACCGCGAGTAGCCGCTCCGAAGCCGCGAGCCTTGATAACGCGATACGGGCCACCCATCGTGCGACGCACTGGTGCTGGGGCGGTGGGCGTGGTTTTGATGGTTTTGGTGGGCGTTTCGACCTTCTCAATCTTACTCATGTCTTTCATCAGTCGTCCTTTTTCTTACGGGGGGCTTTCTTGGGTGGTGTTTTTTTCGCTCTTGCTTTTTTCGGCGCTGGCTTCTTTGGCTCTGGCTCAGCAACGACTTCAGGCTCGGCGACAAGCTCTGGCTCTGCAACTGCGACAGCAACCATCGGTGGCGGCGGTTCAGTGCCGTTTATTTTGGCGAGCTTCGTCGCGATCCGATGATCACTAACGGCTTTTTTCTGAGCAGCGTTTGCTTCTTCTTGCAATGCCATCTTCGCTTCGATATCTCGAATCAACCGCTTTTGTTCTTTCAGAGCGGTTATTTGCTCTCTGACGGTTGAGTTCGAAGAGGTAAATTTTGCAGACATCAGCGGCCTCCTTTATTTTCCATATCAAGCAGCTTCAACTCCGCTTGTTGCTCTAGCCGACGAATCGCCACATCTAGCTTGTCGTCCGCGACGGCCTTTTGTGTATCGATGCGTTGCTTCGATATTTCGGTTTCTAGCAGTTTCTCTTGAGCACGTTGTGCCTGTTTGGATTCGAACTGCTGGTTGTCAGAATCGATGGCCTTCTCACGAAGCTGCAACTCTTGCTGCCTGATCTGAACCAGCGGGTCTGTCTCATCACCCTGACCGATAGACTCGAGCAACTCTTGAGTGAGTTGAGCCAGAACAGGTGCAGAGAACTGCTCGATCTGCATCTGTATCTGGCCCATCTGCATTTGCATCTGATCGGGCGGTATTTGTCCTGTTTGACCGGCCTGCTGAAGC